ATCCTCCAAGTCGTCATCGTCACTGCTCAGCCAACGCTCAGTTGTCTGGTCCATGTCGATGATGGTCCAGCCCTTGGGCGTACGTCCAGTGGGTCGGATGGTGCTGGCCATGATGACCTGCCCCTTGAACTTGGAGAAGGCGCGCATGACGGCACTCAGTGTCTTGCCATCCCATGCACGGTCTTCCGGTATGAGCACCGCAGGTGTGGTGGACCTTGTGCCATCGGCAACAGCGGCAGCAATAGCCGTGACGACTGTGGCCCACTCAGCCCCAGAGAGCGAGCAATGCAACTGGCCACCACGGAGCAGCCCCATCCGGAACACCTCACGGCTTCCATCCTTGAGCGTCACAGAGAAGTCCCAGTCACTCGGAAGGTAGTCACTGACACGACCAATGAAGGACTCAGTCTGCTCACCAAGGAGAGCCCCTATCGCATGGTCACATTGCTCTCTCAGGTTCTTGTAGCGGTCGAGGTCAGTGTGCAGGGACGTGAGCCTCTCACGAGCACTGACAAGCTGGTCCCACTGGGCAGCCGCAACCTCAGTCGAGGTCATTGCCTTCTGCGCTGCATCCATTCGGCTGCGAGCTTCCTCAACAGAGAGGTGACTTGTGGGCTCGACCACTGGAGTTTCCTCCAGCTCTCGATACGCGGCCCACCACTGGGCCAAGTTGGTCTCTGCAATCCCAAGCTCCTGCAGACAATGGACAACGCCATCCAGGGAAGCAGCGTTGTCAGCTTCCCACTGCTTGACTTGGTCATCGTAGAAGTCACGACACCGATTCATGTGCGCTTGACCCACTGCACTACTGCACGCGGGGCATTGCTCGACATCGTTCTCTGTCGCCCATGCAAGCAGCGGGATGGCCATCTCGAAGTGCTCCGGTCGTGCCGGTGTGTGTGCCTGAGCCAGCTCAAGCTGGCGTGTCTTCTGTGTTGCATCGTCACCCCACATCTCAATGGCGGCCTCTGCTTCTGCCATCTTCTCAGCCTTCTCAGCAGCGTCCATGCCGGTACCGCTGTCGCTCTTCAGCACTTGCTCGAGGTCTGACTTGGCCTGCTCGTAGGCAGCCTTGACTGCGATAACCGACTCTTCGGAAGGGCGGTTCTCCATGTTGGAGCCGATGTCTTCGACGATAACGTCAGCCCCCTTGATTTCCTTGGAGGTCTCACGGGCCTTCTTGTTCGAGTAGTCTGCTACCGCAATCAGAGTCTCGACAGGGTTCTTGCCTCGACCCAGATGGTCAGCGATGTCCTGGTAGCGACCATGCAGCCCGCTATCCAGGTGAGCCAACACGTCATCGCGCTGAACACCGGAGGCACTCCAACCAAGGAACGCCTTGCGCGCGGTAGATGCTGAGCCAGCCAGCGCTTTACGGATGTCTCGATAGTGCAGACATGACTCACCAGGGCCGACATGCTGTGGCTTCTTGAGTGACCCGTCCTTTCGAGCCACGTTGAACAGCGCAGCCTCCCCGTCAGAGAGACGCACAGAGATGCCAAGCTCATCGGTAGACGTAAGCGTCATCAGGAGAGCAGCATCTGCGACAGCGTTGCGCCCGACGATGTCATCGGCGGAACCAGCAAGTGCGAGCTCAACTGACTGAATGACGCTGCTCTTGTGGCTCGTGTTGGAACCGACCAGCAGCGTCTTCGGCTCGAGGTCGATTGTCCACGCATCACCGTTAGGCAGCGGGGACTTGAGGTTGCTATGGATACTCGTAACGTAGGGGCGTAGCTTGCCCATGGGGGACTCCTTGTTATCAGTCTAATGGTCTATAGTTACACTTGAAGTGTATACCGGCTATACCGGTGCGTCAACGCGGCTTTGTTCTTTTTCTTCCTGTTCGTCAAATAGAAGCGTTGACCAAGCCTTCCACGAGTCATCGTCATTGTCTTCCAATGCGGTAACACGACGGAACTCTTCACATCGTGGGCACCACGTATAGGCGTACTTGCCTTGGGCCAAGAACCCCTCGACGAGCTTAGCTGTAGCACGCCCGATGGTAGGTGCATCTTCCAGCGCATCCGCAGGAACGACGACCCCGTGGAACATTGGCTCCCCGTTGTAGTCTTCTGCCTGTGGAACATCCCTGCACCATGAGCGCCAGCCACCCATAGCCTTGGCTCGAGCTTGGTAGTCGTCGCGTCCAGAGACGACACGGGCCTTCCACTCAGGGCAGCCAGTAAGCATCTCACCCAGACGCTTGCACCACGCATCGATGTCGCCGTCCTTGTCCTGCTTTGAGTGGGCCAGGAACCACCTTGCTTCGCTCACAGTTGTCTCCTTAGATCGGGATTGCCTGTGTTGCAGATACCTGCACTGTGAGTACCCAACACAAGGCTGGGTACCCGCCGTGCGACTACCTACGTCCTTGGTCTTCGTTCATGGTCGAAGATTCCTTTGACTGAAGAGCTGGCACCCCATAAAGTGCCAGCTCGAATGAAGAGATTGCCGCTTCAGTCGCGTCACCCTTGACTGAACCTTCGTAAGTAAACTCAATGCTGAGTGTGTAGCCCTCGTTGTAGTAGCTTCGACCATCGATGTGGACTTCGATATCTGAGTGTACCGCTATGAAGTCTGACAACTCTTTGAGGTGGTCACTTGTAAGCCAGTACGGGTGAGTCACGACCATCGACTTGCCTGTGGTCTTGCTGACCCAAGTGCGTGAGTGGTCCATGATTCGCGAGCACAGAGCAGCGCCTATCCCAGATTGAGACCGAGGGAACCATGTCGGCCAATAGTTGTGAGGTGTTTCCTCCCAGTTCGTGTGGTTCACAAGCCAGGCTTCGCCGCCAGTCTCAGTCATCTCGCCTGCCGGGCAATGGTCATGGATGCTCATAAATACCTCCTTAGATATCCTTCAGTGTTCGTCCCACGTCAGCCTCTGCCGTCATTGGCACAGCCCAACCAGGGATCGCAACAGTCATACACTCCTCGAGTGTTCGTCTTGCCTGCTCAAGCTCAGGGGGAAGCGGCTCACCTTTGGTGGGCTTCCACAACGGGTCACACCCGTCAGGCAGTGGTATCTCTACAGCGATGGAGTCATGGCATTGGTGAATCATCCCGGTACCTCGACCCGCAAACTCGAACGGAAACGCATCACGCACAGCCACTTCGGCCAGTCGCATGATGGAGCTCTCTGCTGCCAGGATAGGGAAGTTCACCACCTCGTTGAGCTTGCCATCACTCAGTGAACCAGAGCGTCTGCCCATCACAGGCTCTTCCATCCAGCCCTGATGACCGTACATGATCATCATCCGCTCCCACGCCTGCGCCCACTCCGGTTCGCTTTGCAGCCATGCGTCGTGCATCACCCGTACTTCTCTCAAGGTCATACCGACGTAGGGTAGCTCACCATTGTCCGTCTCGGTGCTGGTGATGACTTGCCATACAGTAGCGGGGTTGGCCCCATAGATAGATGCGTAGCGGAGTGTCTTGCTGACATCGCGCATTGCCTTGGCTGAGCCACCTTCTGGCTTGTTGCAAAGGTTGAACCCGTCAGGTCCCCACCCATCTGCGTCCTTGAAGCGGTCACCGAAGGCAGAGTAGGCCAGCGTGTTGTGCGGGTCCTTACCTTCATGGAAGCACTCAAGCAGAAGTGGTATCTGCCAGTAGCTTGCGGTGACCCGCAAGTGAGCTTGGTCGAGGTCAGCCCCCAGCAAGATGCGTCCTGGTGGTGCAGAGAAGATGGCCTTGACGCGTCCTTGTCCCTTACGGCTCCCCTGATTCTGCAAGTTGGGACCGGAGCTGCTGAGCCTGCCTACACTGGTGACGTGAGCATTCCAGGTAGAGCGGACACGCCCGTCACCCCACACCACACCCTTCTTGGGGTCTACGTCTCTGCGTCGAAGCGGGATGAGCGTCGTGCCCAATATCTTGTTCTTCTCTCGCCGGTACAGACGCAGCTCATGAATGAACTCCGCTTGCTCCTTGGACAGTAGCCCGCCAGCCAGGTGACCACGCAAGACAACATCACACGTGCTCGGTAGTCCAGCCTCGGTGTAGAAGTCTTTGATGTCCATCTGTGCTGGCATGCTCAGATTCCACCGGTCATACAGCAGGCTACGAATCTGAACTGCACTTCCAGGATTCAACTCATCGTCTGCTGCGGCCTCCACTTCATCCAGGGTTCCAGCCCCCAACTCTCGAGCCAACTCAGTGAGCTTCTTGAACCGCCGCTCGACACTGATTTGATACTCAGCCTCCAACCGACTGCGAAGCTGCTGGTCTATCCACACCCCACTCTTGTGCATCTCAACGCACATCTCCTGGGTCTCGTGGTCCACTTCACTGAGGTTCCACGGTCGAGACTGCACCCACCCAGTCGGTTGAATGTCGATACGCAACGAGCGGAACGCACCTGCCTCTGTTGCTGCATCGATGAGTGGCACTGTGATTCTGGCATTCACCACGGTATCGATGATGTTGTAGCGAAGCAGCTCACCGTCATCCTCAGAGCCCGTACTGATCTTGGTGCCCTTCTCCGTAGTCTCCCACCGCTCCACGTCGGTGAGGATGGAGCCAATGGTCTTCAGTCCTTTGGGCAGGTCTGGTGCCCGGAAGCGTGCGGGGAACAACGTGTCCACCAGCGGAGTGGGTGTCACACCGAAGTGATGCTCGATGACCATGCGGTCGTAGTACCCAGCGTTGTGACCAACCCACACACACCCATCAGTGAAGGCACGACGCAGGATAGAGACAAACTCAGATTCCTCGTCCGGCGAGTAGAATCGAGTATGGCCATCCGTTGAGAGCAGCCCGATAGCTGCGGCTCGAGAAAGCTGATGGACCTTGCCATTGCGCACCGCATGGCCTCTCGCGTCCAAGTCAGGGATAGCTATGGCCAACGTGCGAAGCTCACACGTCAGGGGTTCAATGCCATCCGTCTCAACATCGTAGACCCAGAAGGGTGCAGGCTGAGTGAGCCACTGTGCGAGCTCATGGGGGTCAGGCTTCCACAACACGTCGGGCTCTTCCCATCTCAAGCAGTCATTGAACCACCGGAATGCCTTGGCGGAGAGCGGAGGATGAAAGCTGGGTGCAGAGTGGGCATCACCTTCCGCTTGCCCTCTTCAGAGACGACCGACCATGACTCATCGATACGAAGCGGACCACCACGTGTGGAGTGGATACTGCCACTAAGCGTCGTGAGTGCCGCTGTAGCCGTCTTTCCGAGTGTGATGATGTATTCGTACTGCGAAGCAGTTCGGAGCAGTCTGGGGCGACAGCAGGTGGCAGGATGAGGAATCCTTTCAAGACCTTCCTTGGCCCGCTTCTTGTTCAGCTTGTCCAGTGACTTGTCGAGCCGCCGCCACGCACCCGACGCTTGGCCGGGGGGCTTGCAGCTGATGACGTTGTCGAGGTCTACATCAGGACGACGAGCACCGCAGGAGGTGAGGGCATTGCCCCACTCGCTACCCGAACGACCGACAAGGGGTCTGCCACGAGTGACTTCCTCTGGACCTGGGCTCTCAGCCACGGCGAGGACACCTGCATGGTCATGAATCTCTGGGCCTACCGGTGCCCAGTCGTCCTTGCGGAGCACTCCCCTCGGACCCAACGGACACTCATCACAGTGGGCTCCGTGGTCTCGAGGGTTGTATCTCATTGGTTTCCTTTGATTTGAGGCATCTACTCGACCACCGACATGCCTCCCTGCTCGGCTACAGGACCAGACTGAATAGTCAACATAAGAAAACTACTCAGCCCAAACTGGCCTAAGTGCGATCAACTCACGATTGTCTGTGCCGCTGAAGGCGGCGGGGGGAGGGCAACGCCCGGCACGGGAGCCGCAGTGCCACCACCATTGGCGGGCGGTGCAGTATTGGCTGTCGGTGCAGGTGCCGGAGCAGCCTGAGCAGGTGTGTTGACCGCAGGTGCGGTGTTCTGGGTGGGAGTGGGGTTGCCACTGTTCTTGAGCGACTCGTACTGAGCCCTGTTCATCCACCGGTTGATGGTGCTGTAGGAACCCTGGACGCCCTGCTGACCAGGAACGAACTCGACGTAGCCCTTGCGACCGCCGTTGACACCGGCAAGAAGCCAGTCATCAGTGATGGCCGGAGCTCCCTCAATCTCGGGACCACTGTAGCCCAGAGACTCAAGCATGGTACGGAACGCAGCAAGCTGACCGCGCACCTGCTTGTCGGTCAGACCGGACATGGCCGAACCGTCGTCGTTGAACGGGAGGCTCAGGAAGTCGAACATCCGAAAGCCGTTCTCGAACTGGACATGGACGCGCCGCTTACCGGGCTTGTCCTTGGGGTTCTTCTCCACCTCGACGATGGAGACTGTGTAAAAGCCCGCCTCTGGGGGACGGGAACCGAAGGAAGAAATACCCTGCATAGCGGTACCGGGAATCTGGAATGTGGCCACAATGGCCTCCGGGGTTGTGGTAAAAGGACGGCAAGGTCCAAGGGTCCAAACGACCAAGAGTCGTCAGGAGGAGGTGCTCATCGGCGGCGGTGGAGGCAAGGTAGAAGTCTTGGTCTCCGTCTCCGCAGATGAGAAATCAAAGAGCGAACGCTGTGCCTGCTTTGCAAGCACACCTCTGGCTATACCATCTTGGCAAGCCCAACGCAAGTGTAGAGAGTTATCAGTGCGCCCGGTGGTGACTTCGGTGATAGCCTCTCGTGCAGGTACACCTGAGACAATCAGCGACGAAACAGCGTCGGCAACTTCGTCTTGCCACTCGAGACCAGGAAGTCTGACAAGGCGGTAACCTGACTGACTTGCGCGCAGGATTTCACGCAGGTTGCCAGGAGTGCGCCGAGTGCAGACACCAGTACGGTCCCCGGTGATCCACTCAGGGTCGGTCGGGTCGCAGTAGTATGACTTGGTTTCTCGAGGGTACATCAGGACCGCCAGCGCAGAACATCCCGTCAGCATTGGTCCCAGGCATGCGCTCGTGGAAGGTCAAGACAAGGTGGACACCCAGATGTCGAGACAGTGCTGACATCTTCAGCAAGTGCCGATCAAGTTGCTGGTACTGGTAGAACCTGTCCTTGCGACCACTTCGGCCAGTAGGCGCTTCGTCCTCCCACTGAAGCATCGACTGCTTGCAGATATGACTTGCATCGTCGATGACTAGGGCACCGTATGGCTGCAGACAAGAGCGGTCCATGCTCAACTGCTCCAGCATCTGAACCAGATCAGGCAATGTCACCGGAGGCTGCGGATGCACCGCCGGGGTATACCCGAGCTCATTCTGCGCAACGAGCGTCAGCGCTGCCGGCACGCCGACGAATAGCGCAGTCGGGAAAGCAGCCAACGCATCGCTGGTCTTCTTCTTCTTGGGTTGCCCATAAACCGTAACCATGACGGTGGGCAACGATTGGTGTTGAGTCATTGAAGTCTCCGGGGTCCTGGATCTAACAGTCTTTTCTTGAGTAACAGAGATTCGGTAGGCGTCAAGTCAAGGACGCTTTTCCATAGAAGCAATGCTGGATACCGCGGCAAGCACCGTAGCGTGTGATGCAAGCTGTTTCGTGCTGCACCTTCGGCCACGACCAGAAGTCGGGGTTGTCTCTATCCAGCCGAGCAAGGTCATGCTCCGCTCTCCAGAGCATCTCAGCGAAGTGCCCATCACGGTGCGGAGTAGCAGGAACCATCGGTCGCGCAACTCTCCATGGGCTGGCCGTCTGAATGAGGTTGAGCATCACGCCGCCAAACTTGTCGCCGTACATCTGCTTGCCCATCAGGCGGAAGGCGGCGAAGCCACCATCGATGGCATACCCATCTACTGAGCGGTTTGGCTGGACTTGGGCCTGATGCTTGTGGTCCCAGATGAAGGTGCGCCCAGCCCGATCCGATGTTGCAAGGTCGAGCCTGCGCGTGAGCACGATGGCCTTGCCAGAGTTCGAGTGGCCAGGGCAGTTGAGTGGTGTAGGTCGGATGATGCCACCGTTCCAAGCCTTGACCGAAACTACTCGACGGTCGAAATCTGCATCCTCCAGAGCAACCACCCAAAGTCCCCACCGACCATCCAAGTCACCAAGAACCGCAGTCATGGGATACTCGACAGCCACGACCCTGCCAGGGGATTCAGGGTTGTTCGCCATGTAGCGCCTGAAAGTCTCCACCATCCGGTCAAGGTGCTCATGTCCCCCATTCGCCTCGCACCACTCGACAACAGCATCTTCCGGTGAGAGGAACAGGGTGGGGTCTTCATGCCATTCGTTGTCGACCCACACCCCACCCTGCTGGCAGCCCCAGATTGCATGTTGGTGTGCTTGCATGACGTGACCCATCGAGCCACGTGTCAGCGCACTGGCAGGGATCATCTCCAAGCCAAGACGCTCACCGTAGGCAAAGAGCTGCGGGCACCTAAAGAACGTACCGATACGAGACCAGCCGCTGGCACTACGTCCTGCATCAATCAGCTTCTGGGTCATTCTCCCTCCAACTTCGCCACGATAGAGTCAAACAAAGAGTCTCGGTCTTCGGTACCAAGCAGCTTCTCATCGAGCCCTCGAAGCTCTTCTGCCTGCAAGAAGTCATTGATGGGTCCGAACTTCTCCACAAGGATATCCACAACCCGAGTGTCGTAGGTGCCTTCAGCCACGACTACTTTCAACAGCGTAGGGCTTCCACCGAGTCGGTCGAACCTGCCCTTCCACTGCATGAAGTCGCCAGGCTTCCAAGGCAGCATGGCAAAGATGGCGAGGTCCGCAGTCTGCATACCATCGACGCCGGTGCCCATGCTTTGACCTGTAGCAATCAAACAGCATGGACCTTTCGACGTACGAAAGGAGTCAACCATCTCGTCCCGCTCACTCTCCGGAACGCCTCCATGGGCCATCCAGACTGGGACCTCGCTGAGTGATTCGTCGCCACGCCCGACCGCACGACGAATCTGATGGGCCCACAACTCGGTTTCCCTCCGCCGAGCCGTGAATACCACCACCTTGCCACCACCTTGTAGCCCCTGAACCACCTCTTCCGCCACATACCGGCGCTTTCGGGTGCATGCCTCCGACAATCGGGCCTCAACAGCCCTTTCTCGCGCCGAAGTCGCCCCTCCGCGCACTTCTTGGGCCATTTGGCGCAGTGCCTGCCCAAAAGTCTGCTCATCGCTCCATCTATCGACCCGATTGAGCTCTGAGGCACCTAAGTAGACCACTTGGACCCGAGTATCGGGTAGTTCGGCGTGACTTTCCGAATATGGCACCTCGTGCATGAAAAAACTGCACCTTGCGCGGAGTTCTTCGATATTAGACGACCCTTTGTCGTCCAATCCGCCGAATGTGCCCGGCTTTGCGTCACAATAGCGGGTAGCGAAGCGCCCATACGAGTGTGAGAAGCCCCCAGGGGACAATAAGTCGAGCTGTGACCACAACCTTCGGGGTCTTCCGTCGTCTAAGGGGGTCGCGGTGAGTCCTATTCGAAGTTCTAAGCTACCTAAACGGCTCACATCCATCATTGCGACGGCTCTATTCTCGCGATTAACTGCCGAGTCCGCGCGCTCACTGGCCGCAGTCTTCCGCCTTTCAAAAGAAACGCTGCCGTCTTCCTCTTGAATAGCCTTCCAACGCTTCCGACTGCCGTGCGTGTGGAGCTCATCGAGGATGAGTGTTGTTGGTTGCAATGCTCTTACGATGTCGATGTTGTCCGCAAGCGACTCGGCACCCACCACCACGAACGGTCTCTGGCCCGACTCTTGACACTCAGCCATGTAGTCCGTGAAAGTCTGATCCTTCTTGCGCTTCTCCGACGACGGACGTGCGCGGAACGGCTTGAGGTTGGTGTATTCCTGCACTTGCGACCACCACACGTGACGCGCCTTTGCAGGACAGACAACGAGAACGGGGCCGCTCTGTGTCAGGCTGGCCATGATTGCACCAAGCGTCTTGCCCGACCCACACGCCCAGGTACTAAGCGCCCAAGGTCGAGTAGATGTCCAAGCTACACCAGCAAACTGGTAGTTCGTCGCCAAGTCAACGACGTGTGTACGTAGCTCTCCCCGGCTGACTGCTTCGCACGCCAGCTCTCTTCCACGCTCTACAAGTCCTGGCTTTCCTGCGGAGGTCGGCCACGGCATGATGCCATCGGCGTGTCTTGGCGAGAAGTCGTAGGGAAGCTGCACGCGCTGAAGCTCTTGCTCGACGAGCCACGCACCGTGCAGCGGTGTGAAGAGTTCGCATGCTGTAAGCCCTCGTAGGTCGTGCTCAGTCGCTCTCTCAATACGCAACCGGCGATACTTGGTCTCACCTCTATACTCGTAGGGCTCCCGTGCCCACGCCAAGACGCCTGGAACGAGAAACTCAAAGTGGCGTAGTAGATCCCACTGCCCCTGAGCTTGAACGAAGTATCTGAAATGCGGCTGGTCCCACATGGACGTTGACCTCTTGGCTCAGTTCTACAGCAGCGTTACCGCTATGTCAAGAACAAAAGTTGACGACGTAGCCACAATACGCTACCATTCTGGTGTATGCGCAAGGAGTTACCGTGCCGAAAACAGAGAGCGCTTTTATCCGATTCATGCGGTCCAACAGAGAACATCGACACTGGAGTCTCGCCGAGTTGGCGCGGCGGTCAGCCTTGACTCAACCAGAGGTATGCCGCCTCGAGTCAGGTGTCAGGCTGCCAACACTCAGACACGTCAAGGGGCTGTCCGAGGCGTTCTACTCCGCACCGGTGACTAAAGAGGGTCAGCCTCGACGCTACGAAGAGTGGATCACGACCATGGTGGAGCTTGGCGAGCGGGCGAGAATCGACGCACGCTGCGGCCCTGGTAGATGGATCAAGCGGAAGGTCGAGCCTGCCAAGGTAGTCGACGAAGAGATGGCCTGTGAAGAGTAGCTACTCTTTGGCCTCGATCATCTTGGCGATGTCTTTCTTGAGCTTGTTCTCTTCTTCGCTCTTGATGATTGCATCGAGCTTGGCCGTCTGATCTGTCAGTTGAGTAGCAATCGTGTCCGTCATCTGGTCAATCCGCTTCTGAGCAAACCAGTTGGTAACGATCAAGTAGATGGCAAAGATGCCCATCGCTCCGTACTCCAGCAGTGCAGTGACTATACTGCTGGCACTATCGGCCACGACTTGCTCTTCCATTAGAGTTCCGGCTCGTCGATGAGTGTATAGGTGAACCTCTCGCCCCAGAGCTCAGCAGACTTCTTGACGAGCTTCATGAAATGCCTGAAGTCGTACTCGTTTGCGAACACCTGGCAGCCTGCAGACCACTTGTTGACCTCGGTAGATTGAGCTCCAGCCTTGTGGATGTTGATCCCAAAGTAGCCTTCCTCCTCACTCTCAGGGTCCATATCCAGCACTTCATCCTTGTTGGCGTCCCGGTAGACCTTCACGGCCCCGCCACGCTGAACCAAGGCATCGTACTGGCCGCGATGCTTACCGACCTTGTAAGCGCCCCTGTACTGCCCAGGGACGAGGATTGCCGTTCCTGCGACTTGGCTGGGGTGGTCAAGCCAGTAGCAGCCAGGGTCTGTAGTGCAGTTCCAGGTCCGCGTCACCCAGCCCTCATCATCCTTGTAAGCCAGGCAGATGCGGTCATCGAAGCAGTTGACGCGACTTTCCTTGGAGCGGACGCCGATGACGTTGAGGTTGTACGCGCCGTTCTCGAAGACCGCGTGGCCAAGTGAGGCTACAACATCAAGCAGTACGGGTCTCATCTACACCGGGCTCCAGTAGCCTGGCAGATGGCATTTTGGTTAATCATCAGAGACTTCACGTCATCTGCCATAGCCATCTGGGTGGTCTCCAGGCGCTCTATGCGGGCATCATCGTGTGCTTCTGGATTGGTTACATGGACGATGACCTGGGTTGTCTGCTCATCCAGTGTGGTCTTGATCTGGGAGACATTTTCCGATACCGACTGCAAGCTCCACCAACCACCACCAGCCAGGAAGACGAGAGTAATGATCCAGATGACCAGCTTCGCGTCGATTTGCTTCATTTGAGACCCCCGGAGCCATATGAATAAGCAGCGCTGAGGCCAACAGCAACCACGCCGACCGTTACCAGTGTCTCCAGTCTACCAAACCAGCGCTGTGTTCCTGGCCTTTCAAGGAATGGTGGGGGCTTAGATTCTTCCTCGAGCTTCTTCTTGTCCCAGTCCCGATCCGCCTCTAAGGCTGCTGTGTCTACCCGATACTGCGCCTCGATAGCCTTGGCCCACTTCTCCACCGACAAGAGGTCTGCGTAGTCAGAGAGAGGGACAACCACCCCGGAACACGCCGCAAGTGCTGGGGAAGAGTCCAGCAATAGAGGTGGAAGCGGTCGTCCCTCTCTAACAGGAAGATTCTTTGCACACTGGCCCGCGACCGGTTCAGGTGGTTCTGGTCGTGATGGAAGGTCTGCTCCCATGGCTGGAGATACCAACCACAGAAGAAAGAGTATCACGAGCGTCTCCGCGCATTCCCACGGGCTGCCAGGTCACCTGCAGGATCATCGCCCTCAAGGTCCCCCTTAACGGCGTCTACTTCCTCTTCGAAGGTTCTTCGGATAGACCCGCGGGCAGCATCGGCTGCAGTGTTGTCTGGCGGCTCGCCGGGCTCTTTCTTCTTGCCCCTCAAACGACCCATACCAAGAAGGGCCATCATGACCCCGACAGCGACTGCCATGATGATTGCGAAGAGATTGTCCATGATTCCTATGAGGCCACGATTCGAACAACAACAGCAGATGAGGGGCTCGTACCGTTACCCGATGCGGGGTTAGTGGTACACCACATCGTGACACCTGCAAAATAAGGGGCCCCAGTAGACATGACGTAGCTCATCCTGCGACCAGCAAGAACATGGAACAGCCAAGTGTGGTCCACCGAGACGTTGGCGACACTGGCTGCGTCGGCGATTCGCAGGTAGACGTCAGCGCTTGTGTTGGCTGTGTTGTCGACATCCACCAGATAGATACTGCCTGACGTGTTCCCGGTGACGTTATCCTCGATAGTCGCATCGGCATCCAGGTCGACAACGAGTGTTCCCGCTAACGCCGTGATTGTGGTTGTCTTGGTGAAAGCCATGTCGTCTCAACTACACGTTAGAGTCACGGTAGCAGTGCCAGTCAGACCAGACGTGTTTGTCTGATTGGCGCTGGCGTTCGCCCAAAAACCGAGCTCTGTAAAGTCCATGCCGTAGGGTATCTGATACGACGCAGTCAGGCGTGCTACACACTTCAAGATGATCTGGGGGATGTCGGTACCAGCTGCAGGATTAGCGCCGTCGAAGATTTTCACCCAGAAGTCAGCGGTAGTTGAGCCGCCATCGATATACACGTTGAAGAGCTTGCCCGGCCCACCCGTGATGTTCTTCTGCACATCGGTGCCAGTCGTGAGTGACGTGACCGTAACGACCTTGTACTCGACGGCATCGTGGAACCCAGTCGCGGTCAGCGCAGACGGCATCTACTTCTTGCTCAGCGCAGCCATGGCCTTCTCAGCCGAGTCGCCTGCGATGTAGGCGAGGCCAAGGTAGAGCCACTGAGTTGAGTCGAGCATCCCGGCAGCCAGGAGGCCAGTACCAAGAGCAAGAACCGCCAGCCGCCGCCACGAGATGCGGTGCTGAGAATCGAACAGAGTCTTGATGAAGTTCTTCATGTGTGCCTCACGCGCAAAGAATCTTGGTTGTAACTGCATTGGTGGGATCTGTCTGGGTCGAGCCGCTGACCTGTGTAGATGTTCCCCAGAATGAAAGACCAGCGCTGAATGCAATCCCCGTCTCAATCACGTAGGTCGTCTTGGCACTGGACGCTGCGTAGAAGACATGCTCAGGAACGCTTACCGAAGGGGTACTATCCGTTGAGTTGTGCAACTTTACATAGGTCGCGGAGCTGTTGTTTTTGTTGTCAATCTCCACGTAGTACGCCGTCGTGGCTCCAGAGACGACATTGTCCTCGGCAGCATTCGAGTTGGTATCTGTCGTCGAATCGATGACGAGCTTGGTCCCAAGTGGGGTTGATACATCTGCTACTGTGACGGCCATGACAGCTCCTACGAGGTAGTAAGGTAAACAGCGAAAGCCGAGGAAGTTGACGCTGCCGAGGCCGCTGACGGATTGGTTGACTGCCAGAGGCTCAACTTGGTGAAGGCTACCCCGCCAGGGATGGCCACACGAACTGTTGTGCTTGCGGCCACCTGGATCTGAATATCCGCAGTTGTACCATCGTTGCCGCCAACAGTAACCGTCGAAGCTGACAGGCAAATCTTCAGGCAGCCAATGTCACTCACGTCACTGTTGACGCAAACAAAGCTATAGAGGAAGCCAGCACCCTGCGTGACATCGATCAGAGGTGTCGCGTCCAACGTGGAGTCATAAACCAGCTTGTACGTCAGGTTCGGCAGATTGACTATCTTTAGGTTGTTGCTCATTATCCAGTCCTCTGTAGATATTTATCCGCTGTACCCGTCGCCTGGGATGTAGTCTGGTGCCACACCATCCTTAGCAACGCGAATACGATACCAGATTTTCCAAGTCGTATCGGTATCAGCGTCGATGTCAGCTACTGTTGTGTAGAATGTTGGGCTCACGAACAGATAGACGGACTCAGTGCCATCATACTCTTGAGACTGTTGAATCATTCCAATGCTGGTCAGCGATTGCCCACTACTATTCATAAGCAGTCCAGCGCCACGAAGAATCTTCGTATCGCCATCAGCGTCAGTGCCGTCTGTATTCACCGATAGGACATGGTACCCTATAGCACCAGCGGTGTTTGTAAGGTCAGTAGAACTACTGTCACCGCCGATTTGCAGAATCACCGAGCCATTGGAGGCTTGGTTAAAGAACCCAGCCCCAACCCACTTGGCAGAACTTGCTGCCACTACGCCGGTCCCGTCTGCAATGCCGACGACAATACCAGAGCCATCCCACTTATTGTTGCTGCTTCCAGCATTTCCAGCATTCGCGCCGATTGCGCTTCTCGTACACAGAAACTCGATCGAGAACGCTTGAGCCCACGACATATCGCCCATCGTCCCTGGAGCTTGGAGCTTCTTATAGTAACGGGGACTGGTCTGGTTTGTTTGGTCCCAACGCAGGGCAGAGTCTGCATTGTCCGTTACGATCTGCATACCGGAAGTCGTTGACGTGATTGACTGAACTAACTCTGTCGGCGTGTCATCGGGAAAGTCCCACTCGGTCCAAGATGGATCGGTAACGTCGATTGACCTCCAACGTAGAAGCCCATCTTGCCGTAGCTGTCCCTCGTTGCCTGTCGTGGACTTACCAATCGGCCCTGGCATTCGGCTTCTGTTTGACATTATGCCGTGTACCTGTTGACGTAACCAAAGACATTTAGAGCAACTACGTCGCTTGCACCGCCGCTGACCTGATCAACCAGAGCACTGACACGAAGCTGGTTAGTTGCTCGCCCCTTCAGTGTCCACCCTGGGCAGACGAGGATCGTTTCTCCTGGCTGGATCTTGTGCTGCGAAAGCGTTCCGAGTTCGTTCGAGAATGGATCGGTGTTGTTATCCAGTCCGCCGAAATACAGCGACAATGTATGAACTGATGAATGATGGTTTGAGCACCACAGCCACACTTCATCGTAGTTCGCCGGAGTCGCGTGGCCTTCGTGTATTTCGGCATAGTCTGC